CATTCTTCTAACGTCTGCAGTGGTTGGTGACTTAGCAAACTCTTGGAAAGTTTTCACATATATTTCACCCTCAATCTTACCAAATGACTTCTCAAGATCTGAAAGCTTCTCAGCATCAATTAGTCCATGCTCAAGAGTAGACGAATGTACACCAGATAATGTTGCTCCATATCCAGCCAAAGCCTCTTCCCTAGATCCCTCTAACTGAATGTGTAGTACGTTTGCACCCATTCTAGCATTAGTTGTGGCAATCCATCGCATAGCCTTTGTTTTACCACCACCCGAAGCAGCCATAAGACAAATTAGCTGTTTTGTGTCAATCCCCTTAGTTAAGTTGTCTAGGTCATCAACCCCAAAATACACCTTGTCGGCATACTCAGAGTTTGACAAACTTCTCTTAGCCATTGCCTCAAAGTTTCTGTCAGTAAATCCACCAATAACAGGGTCAAAAGTCTCCTTTTTTATTGAAAAGGAATTGAAGTGATCAGAAAGCCCAATCAGTCTGTCAATAGCCTCATCCTTATTACCCTTATTGTATAATCTACCCATTTCAGTGTACTCCTTCATGAACCTAGCTTTCATGATAAATGACTGAAGTTCTTCAAGTGTTTCATCGGTACTCATGGAAGTTTCAGCCCCCTCAATATCCTCTAGTAAATAGAATACCTCATCATCGTCATCAAACTTCTGAAATAGTTTTGCTAGTGTTGGTGGCTTCTTGTAGATCTTTAGGTTCTTCTTGATTTCAGCGAACACCTTTGAATACTCCTTATTTGGAAGGAAGTCTTCGGTGACATGGGCTGCAATTATTGATGCAAGATTTTGATCCTTCAATGACATCGCAAATAGTGATGCCAGAAATTTTTCGTTAAAGCTTTCGTTGTTCTTAGCCATATTATCTTTTTTGTGCCCTCTTAATTCTTCCTTTAGCTCTACCAAGAGCATTCTTTACATCCCTATCAGTCATATTCAACTCCTCAGATATCTCACTTACTTGTATGCCCTCATAATACATCATAAATAAAATCTTTATGTCAATATCTGAAGAAGCCTTGATTGACTGCAAAATATCGTTAAATGATCCTGTACCAAAATCAACGCTAGGCATAATTTTTTGCATTATGTCCATTACCACATCGTCTGCACCATCATGAATCATTTCATTCGGTTCTGACTTAAATGTGGTGTCGTCATATGAGTTAACAAAATCTTTTGCTGAAGCTGGTCTATACTTCTTTTTATATCCCGAATGCTCAGTAATATATTCGAAGTCAGACCCCTTCTTTGCATCCACGTAAGAATCTTTCGCAGCCTCAAGCTTACCAATCTCTCTCCTAGATATTGTCATAATCCAGTTAGCTATATTGTTTTCTGGATCAAGACTACCTATATATCTCAATATGTGGGCACATATGTCTTGGAAATTATCCTTTATGTCGCTTTGCTTCGAAGTTAGCATTGATACGGTACTCTTTACTAATGCATGGTTTGGCTTAATATATTTGTCGTATTTTTCTCTCTCCTCATCTGTCGCAACTACTGTTTTTTTATGTCTTCCCACTCCTTTAACGTTTTAAATTTAAAATTTATTTTCCTTAATGCCCCTGTCTTGTTGGTATATAAAAATCTCTCTGGAAGAAATACAGAATTAAATAATGCATTCTTTGGTTTAATGACTCCCCCCTTAGTTACTTGAGGAACAGCTACCACCAACTGAACAAATGTTCCAAGAACCCTCAGCCACTTAATCTTTATTTTCGCTTGAGCTGTTTTATTCTGAAAGTCGTGAGGTGGCTTTATTTCTATGCGAGTAATCCCATCCTGTGCATAGAAATATGGAAGCCCTTCCTTGCTTGTAATCTCATCACCTATGTCATGATAAAACACCCCTTTGGCACTCTTATTCCAAACTATCTTAAAGTCTGGCTTATAAGTGACCTTCTCCAATACAGAAATCAATTTGGTTCTAGTATTAGTTTTTAATTGCTCTGTCCATGGTATCTTGTATGGCTCAGACAACACAAATAATTCAGATTCATATATCCAATCATCAACATATCCATAGTCTATCAAGTCATCTAAAAACCATGAGAAGTACCACTCTCCATCGGATTTGAAGAAATCCCTACTCTCATGATCAAACTTTTTCATCTTCGCTAATTATGTGTGACAAATCATTTTCCTTACAAACAGTCAATTGCTTCCCAACTGAAGATGGCAATGGGATGTGGGATATCAACATAACTGTATCCTTCTCTCTCTCAAAAGACCTCACTATGTTAGCTAAACCTTCAGCATCCGTACTATCCAATATCTCATCGATAATGAGTAGATTCAACCCCCTATTCTCACCAGCATTCAAATTAATTAAGTGACTGAGAGTTTTAGCAAATGCTAAGTTGATAGCAGCTTTCTCTCCACCAGACCTCTTATTAAATGAGCCAATATCGACACCATTCCTAACAAGTGTTGCCCCAATCTTCTCCTTAGTTTTTCCACTAGCCAACTTGCTGTCAGAATTTAGTTGAAGAAATATGTCGGAACCAAAGTTGTCAAGATAGTCGTTAACCAAACCCTCCATTGACTTCAAGCTCATGTTTGCTAGATGTGACTTAAATCTCCTAAAAACATCAAGTTGAACATTGTAGTCATCAAGCTCCTCAGTCAATTCACCCAACTTAACTGCCACAGGCTCTAGCTTTGCTTTTACGGAACTTATTTTGTTTTTCAATGGTGTTACAACATCCTTCTCTTCTTTGCTTGATAGAGCCTCTATTTTGATCTCATTGGCTTCAGCCCTACTATTATTTAGCTTGATTGCTTTCCAAATATCGCTAATATCATCCTCTATTTCTCCAAGTTCATCTAATAAAGTGGATCTCACTTTTGTTATCTTACCAACCTTTTCTGTCAATAGATCTGTAGTAGATTGAAGTGAGTCTATTCTGCCCTTCTCTCTCCTACCATCATCCACAATATCTCCTCTGGTGACATCAAGGCTCCACAATTCTTTTTGTGCCTTCTTTAGATCGAAACCTTTGTCTGTTGGATCAAATTCATGACTACAGCTTGGACATGATATTGACCCATCCATCTTTAATTTAATGTGCCTTATTTTATGGTCAATTTCCTGTAAATCTACCCTCAACTTAAGTCTATGCTTCTGATAGACTTCTATGGAATCGTTATTTTTATGAATCTCATCATAAAGATCGTCAATCTCCTTAATTGAAATAGCCTTTATTTCAACCTCAGCATCTGCAAAATCTAGCTTTAGCTCACCTATTTCTTTGCTCTTAACTAGATTTTCCTTATTAATCTCGTGTATTTCTTCCCCTAACTTACTGATTCTCTCACCAGTATCATCAACTTCATTAGATCCTTTCTCAACATCCACCAAAGTAGATTCCAATGCCCCCAGTGTACTAGAATGCTGCCCATACTCAATGTTGATGACCTTAAGCTCTTCATTGCACTCAGCCTTATCTTCCTCTAAGTCCGTAATTGACTTATCGACAATTATTCCATTAGAGAATCGATTAATTACCTCTTTCTTCTTTGTGTCTGAAGCATCCAAGAATGGAGTAAACTTTGCTGCAGTTAATACAAAGAAATTTAATAGATCATCTCTAGTGATACCAAGCTTAGTTTCAATAAACTTATTTGCTTCATCGGTAGAAGTTAGGTTAGCAATCAACTCACCATTAATCAATATCTGACAAACTGAGGACTTGCTCTTGTAAGCAATTCTATTGATCTGCATAACCTCATTCAGACCAGTGTTATCTAGCGTAACACTTACGTTGGCACATATGGCATCATCATTTACCAATTCACCAATCTTTACTTTTCTTAGTGGTGACCCTGTAACACCAAACCCAAATCCTTCCAATAAAGCGGATTTACCCGACCCATTAGACTTTTCTACGCCAGCATCTTTGTTGACACCATAGATTACCACCACTTCGCCATCAACAAACTCAATTGTTGCTTGACCAAATGACATTAATCCATCTATTTCAAGTTTTCTAAAATTCCACATAACTATATTTTATACTATTAATACGTAAAAAACTCCAAAACCTGTCAGATTATTTCAAATAAGATATTCCAAAGTCAGGATCAATCTCTTGACTCACACAAAACTTGCTGTACTCTTTCAGAACAGTTTCTTTGTCCAAGCTCACAAAAGATCTACTCACCTTAGCCTCAAGTCCCACACTATCAACATTAAGCTGAAGTTTCTTGACCCCAATATCTGAGAATTTCTGCTTCTTAACCTTCTTTAATTCTGACTCATCCCCAGTTACAATAATCCTAACGTTTGCCCCTGTAGAAGCAATATGTTTTTTGGTAGTAGACAACCACTTGCCATCAATTTCAGTTATATCGACTGAGAGCGTTTCATATCTTGGAAAATCTGTTTGGTGAAATTCAATAGACCCATCATCGTAAATAATGGTAAATCCCTTGTCGTTATCCTCACCATAATTGGCAGCATAAGTGGATCCTGTGTACCAAATATCATTGTCTCCATCATGCTCAACCAAGTTACGATTATGGTAATGTCCAACCAAAACTGTATCGAATGCCTCAAACATTCCTGTTGGCAACTCCTTGTTCACAGTCGCATTCTTATGAGACAATCCTCCATTAATACCTTGATGACACACCAAAATATTATTTTTTTCTTTATTAATTATCTCTATACCCTCAAATCTTTCCTTAAATGATCCAAGCTCTGGAAAATAAGAGATAAAATATATGTCCATATCAACAAATCTTTCACAATAGGATTCTTCAATGATAGAAAAGTCCTCATCATCAAGAAGGTTTGGATATGCAAAAACAGATTCTTGGTCGGTTTTGTCGTGGTTGCCAGTTATTCCAACCAACCTAATATCTGAAGCTCTCAACAAATCCTTTACCCAAACCATGTGTTCAAGTACAGCCAAGCTTTGTGCCTTTCTACTAGTAACCCAATCGCCACCATGAAGAATTAGGTCTATCTTTAGGTTTTTGCAAGTCTCAACTGCCTGTAACCATATCTTTTCCTGTAAGTCAAGATTGTTGTTGTTGGCATGAGAATCTGTTAAATGTAACGCTTTTGCTTTTTTCATATCTTAGTTTTTTAAAACAAAAATAAGGGTGCTGGCATATTAACCAACACCCCAATTATATTATGCTCTAGATCGTCTAGAACGTCTTGAAGGTTTCTCTTCAACTTCATCAACCTCTTCAGTTGTAGCTTTCCCTCTCTTTCTAGCTGGCTTTACTGGTTCCTCAAAAACCTCCTCATCCTCAACCTTAGTTTCTGGTGCAGACACCTCAGAAAGATCCGAAGGATAGTTTTCTTCAGTTAATCCTGTCTCAACCTCAATCATATCAAGAACATCATCAACGCTATTTGATCGAATAACTCTTACATCAAGTTCAGCATCAAGAATGAATTGCTTTAGTTCAGACTTGTCCATGTCACCAAGAAGCTTCTCTTCAGCTTCATCCTCAGTGTTGCTTGAACTACTTGTTCCACCACCATTGTCATCTCTTATTGGAGCAGCAGGTAATGCAGAACGTAATTCTTCAAATATAGCCAAGAATTCGTCAGAATTAATAACACCTAATTTCTGTTCTTTATCATAGATAGCAAGACCATCTCTAACAGAATCGATAACCCCTTGATGATAATTTACGTTTGTGTGCAAGATGTCAACTAGTGAATCCTCTTCAATCCACCAATCTAATGACTCATCAGATACTGGCGTAATCTTTCTACCAAGTTGAACCGAATACTTATCGTTATTTGGCTTAGACTTATCATACTTAATTGTAATACCATATCCATCATTTGGATCAGAAATAACATCTGCAGAAGTTGGATCTTCCTCAACCTCAGCTAATGAGATGGCATCAAGCTTTTTCTTAACACCAAAAGAAAATTCAGTTAATCCCCTATCTCCACCAACAGTGTCCTCAACATAAGCTAAATACTTACCTTGATGCTTAATTCCTGTCTTGTAATCTGAAAGGGCGTTTAGCTTAGAAGCCTTATCATCTGTCTTAAGACTCTTGTCAGACTGAAGTTGCTCTACAGCTACTCTGTGATACTCTTCAGCTAAATCCTTAGCTTGTTTGGCGTGGAGTCGTGCATTCAGATAAGATCGATTGGAAATCTTTCCATCATCATTCTTGTATGGCAACCACACAACAGTCTTTTTCTGTGCATATCTATCTAACTCCCCATCAGACTCTGGGTGAGCTGGGAAAACTCTTAGTTTGTTCGTACCCTCCTTGATCTGAACATAATCCCTCTTTTTTGAAGACGATGCTATCTCCTTGTTTTGTTCTTGGATAACATTTAATGCTGTTCCCTTCAACTTACTTCTGTCAAACTTTGCTTTTGTACTCATAATCTACTTACTTACTTTAATTAAACTTACTTTGTTACATTATTAATACGTAAAATTTACGTAAACCTGTCACTAAACCTAAAGAAATATTAATCTTTTTTTACTGAAGGCTCCTTTTTCTTTGGTGTAGCATTTTTCTTTGTAGTAGGTTTTGGTGTGGCAACCTCTATAGGAGCCTCAACCTCTTCTTCTACAACCTCTTCTGCCACCTCATCTTTTGGGCAACACTCAGCTTCATCAACACCTTCTGGACAAACCTTAGTTTCAACAACCTCAGTAATTTCCTCTACAACTTCCTCTACCACTGGAGTAGAATTAGCCTTACTTCTTGTGTTGTGTGCATTGGCTGCTTCCTTAGCAACCTCTTTTTGAGACTTATCTCTCGCTCTATCTATCTTAAATCCTCCCATAACCTTATTTATCTTTAAAATCCATGTAACCAATTACGCACCCCAATCCTGTAAATGTTCCTACGGTATAAACCATCTCAGCTTTACCAATCGGCTCCCAATTACATTGAAACATTTTTACTATGCATTTAATCTCTCCTAATACAAGAGCTAAATACATTAATACAATCACTATTCCACCTTTCATAATCTTCTTATTTATAGTCGTGTACTGCCCTAACATATAGATCCCCAAAATCTGCCTCAATCACCTCAGTCGGCAATGGTATGTAGCAGTTCAGCTTATCTAAACTCCAATCTCTAATCATCTCAATATATTCAACAAATTTGTCTTGAGACATCTTCTTTGTTGATTCACCAATTTCAATTGCTTCACCATCTACGATAACCACCTTAGAATTGAATCTGCCCTTAAGGACTTCATGCAAATCATCAACGATAATATCTAGATTTTTTTCTCCCATATGATCTGAAATAGTCTTTAGTACTACACCAAAGTAATATCGGTTTGCATTAAGTGTTCTATTAATCTTCTGATCAAGCAAATAGACCGTATATGTGCCACCCTCCTTAAACTTCTTCTCAAGTTTGTCTAGTGCATCATCCCATTTACCTAGATCATCAAGATCAACTATCTTAAATTTTTCTTTTGTCATTGTCATACTACGTCTTCATATTTTCATTTAGCGTTGAACTTAGTTTCTATATAGTTAATACGTAAAATTTACGTAAACCTGTCAAAAAACTTTTTATTTTTTAATTTTAAATTCGTGCCCCATTCTCTCAATCAATTCTTCCATTGTGTATTCTGGATTTTCTTCACGACACCAAATTAGATCCAATCCTTCAGCATCTCTTGAGTAAAATGATGGTTTAAAAACCTTAACTATGTCCCATTGAGGGTTATCTTGCACACCACCATTATCAAAAATTAGGTCGTCATTAAGGTCGTCCAAACTATTCCACCCCATGCCTGTCTTAGAAACCAAAACATCACTATTATTTAAGCAATGATTAAGTAGCACAAAGTATTCTCCACCATTCCTAGTCTCAACAGTCATTCCTGTTTTTAAATCTTTTTTTCTCATATAGTTAATACGTAAAAAAAGGGGAAACCTGTCATTTCCCCAACCCTATTTTTCATTTTTTTATTATCCCTCACATGAAGAACATTCTTCATCCATTGAGCTTTTCCAATCAATATGCTCAAAACCAGTCTTTTTAGAATCTTTTGATCCCCCAACCATACCTTGAAGCATAAACTTTGAGGCATCTGAGAATGATCTCTGATAATACAATCCCTTCAGACCATATGAGTGTGCCAACAAGTGTAGCTTAGATCTCACATCTGGTGGAGTGTTTGGTGGAACAAATATGTTTAGTGACTGACCTTGATCGATATATTGTTGACGAATCGCAGCTTGCTCAATTAATTCAAACTGATTAATTTCTGAGAAAGTTTTAAATACATCTTTCTCGTCTTCAGTAAGAAAGTCAACAAACGCCACAGAACCATTCTGAAGCCTTATTTCCTCCCAAACCTCATCAGTATTCTTTCCTTTTGATTCCAATAAGTCTTCCAAGGCATTGTTCTTAAATAAGAATTTTCCCTTAGCGACTGTCTTTATGTACACGTTTGCTGCGTGTGGCTCAATCCCTTGAGATATGCCTCCAGCTATCAGTGCATTTGTTGTGGTTGGTGCCATAGCCATAGTGGTTGTATGTCTCCTATTGATACCAAACTCCTTGCATACCTCAGATGCACCATGCTCATTAGCAAGTGCTTCAGATGCCGCATAAGACTCCTTTCTTATGTGACCGAATATCAATCTTGTAGCAGCGTTCGCTGGAATACCAGTAAAGGGAATGCCTTGCTTTTGGTAGTAGTCATGTAATCCCATTGCACCAATACCTATGGCTCTATGTCTTTCAGCAAATTTCACTGACCTCTCCATTGGTCTACCCAATTCCTTGGCTTTTTCAATAAATTCATCCATGACTGCATCCAAAACATATACTGCGGTTTCAACAGCACCAAACCCATTGATCTTCATGTCTTTCCAATCAT